AATCATCCGATGCTTTCTCTGGATCAGACGAAGAGTGTTGATGATCTTGTGTCTTTCTTGAACAATAAGATCGGTGTCATGATGCTCAAGCTTGATGGCCTTACTATCTCGCTTAGATATGTAAATGGCGATCTTATATCTGCAGAGACACGGGGAAATGGTTCTGTTGGAGAAGATATTCTGCATAATGCAAGGGTGTTTGATAATATCCCTCTCCATATTAATCATGATGGTGAACTGATTGTAGATGGAGAAGCTATTATTACATATGAAGACTTTGAAGCAATTAATTCAAAGCTTTCTGAAGATCAGCAGTATAAGAACCCCAGAAATCTTGCTTCTGGTTCTGTAAGACAGCTTGATAGTAAGATTGCCGCCTCTCGTCATATTAAGTTCATTGCATGGAAGATGATTACTGGTGGTTCAACAAATAGTTTTAGAGATGATCTTGTCACACTTGGTCACTATGGTTTTGAAGTTACTCCTTTCCTTAGTGTATATGCAGATAAATCTGCGCTTGATCAGGCCATTGAATCTCTTAAGGATAAAGCCAAGGCACTTAATTATCCGATTGATGGTATGGTGCTTGGATACGATGATATCAAATATGGTCGTTCACTTGGCATGACAAGTCACCATCTTAGAAGCCAAATTGCATTTAAGTTCTACGACGAAGAAGTTGAATCGAGGCTTAGAGATATCGAATGGACTATGGGTAAGACAGGCCAGCTTACTCCTACTGCTGTGTTTGATCCAGTTGAAATTGATGGCACTACTGTAGAACGCGCAAGTCTTCATAATGTCAGTATTATGACAGAACTGCTTGGATTTAGACCTTATATTGGGCAGAAGGTGTGGGTGAAAAAGAGTAATATGATCATTCCTCAAATTGCAAGAAGTGAAATAAATGATTAACGATTTATTACATTATTATATTTATATGCACAAGAACAAAATTAATGGGAAAATATATATTGGTTGTACCACGCAAAAGGACATAAGAGATCGTTGGAAGAATGGAAAAGCTTATAAAACATGTACATATTTTAATCGAGCAATTAAAAAATATGGATGGGATAATTTTGAACATATTATTCTTGAAGAAGGCGATGCCAATATTAAATATATCTATGACAGAGAAGATTATTGGATAAGTAAGTATAATAGTCAAGACCATAATTTTGGATATAATATCACCCGTGGTGGATATAAATCAATCTCTCCAAATGCTCTTAAGAATGCTCTTGAATGGATGAAGAACCACCCTGAATTTGGGTCAAAGAGAGCAAAAGAAATGCATAAATGGCAAAAAGAACATCCCGTTCAATGTGCTGAAAGTAGAAGTAAAAATGTAAAATTAGCTTCTAACGCTAGAAAACGTGCTGTGGTATGTGAGGAAACTGGAGAAATATTTGAGAGTGCCAGTGAAGCGTCTCGCAGTATAGCTGGTACAACACAAAGTAAAATTACAATGTGTTGTAGAAAACAGAGAAAGCAATGTGGAGGATTGCATTGGAGGTATGCATATGAATAAGAAATATTTAACCGTTCCGAGAGCTTGTCCAATTTGTAATGGATCGACAGAAGTACGTATGGAGAACAATACCTCTACCCTATATTGTTCAAATCCGAATTGTTCTGGAAAGCTTCTTGGTAAACTTAATCACTTTGTATCTAAGCATGCAATGGACATCAAGGGATTGTCTGAGGCGACACTAGAATACTTTATTGATCTTGGTTGGCTAAATTCATTCCTTGATATTTACAAGTTACATGAGCATAAGTCAGAAATGATGAAGCTTGAAGGATTTGGTAAGTCTTCTGTGAATAAGCTTCTTACTTCTATCGAAGACAGTAGAACAACTACGCTTGCTCAATATATTAGTGCATTGTCTATTCCTTTGATTGGACGCACTGCAAGTAAGGCAATTAGTAATTATGTTCATGGTGATATTGAAAAGTTTCTAAATCTTGTAAAATCCGGAGATATGGATTGGGATGTTCTTGATGGATTTGGCACTGAAATGCATCTTTCGTTGTCTGATTATGTGTTAGAAAACTACGAAATGATGGAAGCCCTTTCTCATAAGCTTGTATTTAAGATTGAGAACGAATCCAAAGGGAATTCTCTGGTAGGATATACTTTTGTCATCACTGGTAGTTTAAATCATTTCTCTAATCGTGATGAGCTTAAGAAGATAATTGAATCTCATGGCGGTAAAGTTGCTGGATCTGTTTCTGCAAAGACTTCGTTCCTTATTAATAACGATACGCAGTCTTCTTCGAGTAAGAATCAGAAAGCCAAGTCACTTGGAGTTAAGATCATTTCCGAAGATGAATTCTTGGCGTTGATTTAACTGCTTGGATATAACGGGTTTATAATCTACATTTGAATAATTACGATTATAAATCCGATTAATATAGGAGGTTTGTGTATGTGTTACGTTATTAAGAGAGATGGACGAACTGTTCCATTTGATAAGGAAAAGATTAAGACTGCAATACTTAAGTCTATGCATAATGGAAGTGGTGTAATCCGCGAAAAGATTGCAGAAGACATTGCAAATGAGATCGAGGAAGAGTCTCATGGTCTTAAGAATATTGAAATTGCAAATATTGAAATGGCTGTTTATAACAAGCTCATCTCAAAAAAGCAGAAGCTTACTGCAAAGTGTTATGAAGATTATCGTGCAGTGAGAGAATATCAGAGAATGCACAATACCATTGACAATAAGGTACTTGGTATTATTGATGGTTCTAACGAAGATGCTCTGGCAGAAAACTCTAATAAGCAGAAGACTTTGATTTCTACATGCAGAGATCTTGTGGCAGAAGAAGTGTCAAAGGATATTTCTCTTCGTATGAAGCTACCTCCCCATCTTGCTCAAGCTCATCAGGAAGGTATTATCCATATTCATGACCTTGGTCATTATTTGAATCCCAGCTTCAATTGTTGCTTGGTTAATCTAAAAGATATGTTGATGAACGGCACAGTCATCAATGGGAAAATGGTAGAACGTTCTCATTCTTTTAGAACTGCATGTACAATTGCTACCCAGATTATTGCACAGGTAGCATCTGGTCAGTTTGGTGGACAGACGATTACACTCTCCCATCTTGCTCCGTTTGTAAGAATTAGTGAAGAACGTATTCGTAATGAAGTTGAAGATGAAATTTACAACATTATGGAATATGGTGTTAAGAGTCCAGAGTTGATCGAAGAGATTGTTCAGAAACGCCTTGCCAAAGAGATCCGTGACGGTGTTCAAACGTTTCAATATCAGGTAAATACGCTTCAGTCGAGCAATGGTCAGTCCCCGTTTTTAAGTGTTTTTATGTATATTGGTGAAGATCTTGAATATGAACGAGAAGTAGCAATGATGACAGAAGAATTCATTCGTCAACGTATTCAGGGTATGAAAAATGAAGTTGGCGCTTGGATTACTCCTGCATTCCCGAAGCTTCTATATGTTCTGGATGAGAATAATATTCACGAAGACAGTAAGTATTGGTATATTACCAAACTTGCCGCTGAATGCGTATCTAAGCGCATGATGCCTGACTTCATTTCTGCGAAGCACATGCGTCAAAATTATGAAGGAAATGTCTTTCCGTGTATGGGTTGTCGTGCTTGGCTTTCTCCTTATAAGGGATCTATTAATAATATTGAAGGTGAGTATAAGTGGTATGGACGCTTCAACATGGGTCTTACTTCTATTAACCTTGCTGATTGTGGCTTATCCGCGCAAGGCGATATAAATGCATTCTGGCAGATTTTCGACGAACGACTTGAGCTTTGCTATGAGAGTCTACTTCTTCGTTATGAAAAGCTTAAGGATGTTACTTCTGATGTATCCCCTATTCATTGGCAACATGGAGCTATCGCAAGACTTCCCAAGCATGCTCCCATCTTCCCTCTTCTTCAAGATGGATACGCTACAATTACTCTAGGATATATTGGCGTATATGAATGCGTAATGTCACTTCTTGGTGTATCTCATACTACTCCTGAAGGTGAGAAACTTGCACTTGAAATCGTTAAGTATATGAAGTCTAAGGTTATTGAGTGGAAGAAGCGTACTGGACTTGGATTCGCACTTTATGGAACGCCTAGTGAATCTTTGACAGAAAAGTTTGCAAATGCAACCGTTAGACGTTGGGGTACTGTTGATGGCAAGGAAGCAAGAAAATTCCTTACAAATAGTTATCATGTATTCGTTGAAGAAAAGATCGGTGCTTTTGAAAAGCTAAAGTTTGAATCTCAGTTCCATCCCATTAGCAGTGGCGGCTGTATCTCGTACATCGAGGCCGTAAATATGACTCAGAACATTCCTGCCGTACTC